CCTGATACGTTTCCGTGAATTGAAACGCTGCTCCGGGAGTCGTCTGTGTGAATTGTGGTTTGCTTGTTACACCTGTCCATGTTGATGTCACTCCATCAATAGTTACATTTGTTGCCCCTGTTCCTGGGGATAAATTTCCATTAATCGAAATACCAGATCCAGTTGCGGAGTATTGATATCCAGTGTTGTAATCCATCGAGTTGATGGTTTCTGTTATTTTCTGTGTCGTCTCTGTATGGCTGGTCATGGAGCCCTGTGTGAAGTTCGGAACCACGGGGACTGCTTGAGCAGCCCCATGCAAGGCACCAAGAACCAATCCGAGACCGATTGCTTCTTGTAATCTAGTCATCAGTCGATAACCGTGATTTCTGTAACGAACTGTCCTACTGCAGATGAACCAGCACCGCCAGCAGTCATCGTGATAGCATGAGTTCTGTCAATCGTGCCTGCAAGTGTGCTAGCAGAACCAGCAGTATAAGAGGTAAGGTTACCGAAGTTGGGAACAGCACCTGTGCTAACAGCAGATGCAGGAACACTATCTGCTGCGTTATATGTTTCACTCAACGACCAATCTTGTCCAGATGTGGTGACAGTATATGTACCAGCACCAGAGGTAGCACCACCCATCGTGCCTGCTGTGATGTTAGAACCAGAGGCAGAATAACTACCACCGATTCTTACAGCAGTAGAGCGAGCAGCATCAACAGTCAGTTGGACTGAAGAAGCATGTTTAGTAACAAGTCCGCCAGCATTTGCTGCACCTGCGGTCATCAGTAACATTCCAAAAGCTATTAACGCTTTCTTCATTAACCTAGAGTATTAACACTGGAAGTATTTAGGAAATGGTATGTTAGAATAAATATCTAAAAACCTATAAGGTAAAGAAACCCAAGTAGGGGCTTGACGGGGACGGAAAACCGTAGTATCATAAATACATCAACACGTTAAGGAATGTAACGTTTCTTAGACCGTTGTAACACCCCAAACCGAGACCTATAGGGTGTATAAAGCACGTCTCTCATACCCACACTGGAGGGTGGTGTGGGAATACTAATATCGGTTCGTTCCCCCGAACTCATACGTAACCCTTTTTCAAAAATGGCTCAATCTATTCTTTCAAAACAACAATCGCAATCCACTTGGGAAAACTTCTGCGAGTGGGTAACTTCAACTAACAATCGTCTGTATGTCGGTTGGTTCGGTGTGCTGATGATCCCAACTCTGTTGGCAGCAACCATTTGCTTCATCGTTGCCTTCGTGGCAGCACCTCCCGTCGATATTGACGGTATCCGTGAACCCGTTGCTGGTTCACTCATGTATGGTAACAACATCATTTCTGGTGCTGTTGTTCCTTCTTCTAACGCAATTGGACTTCACTTCTACCCAATCTGGGAAGCTGCATCTCTGGATGAGTGGCTTTACAACGGTGGTCCTTTCCAGCTGGTGATCTTCCACTTTCTGATTGGCATCTATGCCTACATGGGTCGTGAGTGGGAACTTTCTTATCGTCTTGGTATGCGTCCATGGATCTGTGTTGCATACTCTGCACCTGTTGCAGCAGCATCCGCAGTATTCCTGGTCTATCCTTTCGGTCAAGGTTCTTTCTCTGATGCGATGCCCTTGGGTATCTCTGGTACGTTCAACTACATGCTTGTTTTCCAGGCAGAGCACAACATCCTGATGCACCCCTTCCACATGCTGGGTGTCGCAGGTGTTTTCGGTGGTTCACTGTTCAGTGCAATGCATGGTTCTCTGGTTACTTCCTCACTGGTTCGTGAAACCACTGAGAACGAGTCCCAGAACTATGGTTACAAGTTCGGTCAAGAAGAAGAGACCTACAACATCGTTGCAGCACATGGCTACTTCGGTCGTTTGATCTTCCAATACGCATCATTCAACAACTCACGTTCATTGCACTTCTTCCTTGCTGCATGGCCTGTTGTTGGCATCTGGTTCACCGCACTTGGTGTCTCCACGATGGCATTCAACCTGAACGGTTTCAACTTCAACCAGTCCATCATGGACAGTCAGGGCAAAGTCCTGAACACCTGGGCTGACGTTCTCAACCGTGCTGGTCTGGGTATGGAAGTCATGCACGAGCGCAATGCTCACAACTTCCCCCTTGACCTTGCTGCTGCTGAGTCCACTCCTGTGGCACTCACCGCACCTAGCATCGGTTGATCTAAAAATTAAATAATCAAAGAAGGGGACTTCGGTCCCCTTTCTTTTTCTTCAGAATTGTTAAGTTTTTTGTACTTATTCTAATGATTGGAAAACTTGATCCAGAAGAAAGGGTGTTGTCTGCAGGTCCACCACAACTACCAAAGTGGTTTGCACAAACCTCTGATGAACCCTACGACAGACATCAATACGAATTACAATTCAATGGTCAGTCACTTATCTTTGATGACTATGATCAACTGAGAGCATATTGGTTTGAATGTGCTCGCAATTGGGATGATTGTAAGGTAAATGTCTTGGATAAAAAACACGAAAAGAAAAAATCTAAAGGAGGTTTTAAATAGTGGTAGCATCAACATTACAACAACAACGGAGGGGATGGTTCGATGTCCTGGATGACTGGCTTAAACGAGATCGCTTTGTCTTTGTGGGTTGGTCTGGATTACTTCTTTTTCCCACTGCTTATCTTGCAATTGGTGGCTGGCTTACTGGCACGACGTTTGTTACAAGCTGGTATACCCACGGATTGGCGTCTTCCTACCTTGAAGGTGCTAATTTTCTTACGGCAGCAGTGTCAACTCCTGCTGACGCTATGGGTCATTCTCTTCTTCTACTTTGGGGTCCTGAGTCTCAGGGAGACTTTCAACGGTGGCTCCAACTGGGCGGACTCTGGAATTTTGTGGCGCTCCACGGAGCCTTCAGTCTTATAGGTTTCATGCTCAGGCAGTTTGAGATTAGTCGTTTAGTAGGTATTCGTCCGTACAATGCGATTGCTTTTTCGGGTCCTATTGCCGTATTTGTTAGTGTATTCCTCTTGTATCCTCTTGGACAGTCCAGTTGGTTCTTTGCGCCGTCATTTGGTGTTGCAGCGATCTTCCGCTTCCTTCTATTCCTCCAGGGATTCCACAATTGGACGCTTAATCCATTCCACATGATGGGTGTTGCAGGTATTTTGGGAGGAGCCTTGCTTTCTGCAATTCATGGTGTTACAGTAGAGAATACCTTGTATGAAGACGGTGAGCAAGCAAACACGTTTAAGGCGTTCGATTCGACACAAGAGGAAGAAACCTACTCAATGGTTACGGCAAACCGATTCTGGTCACAGATCTTCGGTATCGCCTTTAGTAACAAGAGGTGGCTTCATTTCTTTATGTTATTTGTTCCTGTTATGGGTCTTTGGACCAGTAGTATCGGGATTATTGGCCTTGCTCTTAATCTACGTGCTTATGATTTTGTAAGTCAAGAGATTCGTGCAGCAGAAGATCCGGAATTTGAGACTTTTTATACAAAGAACATACTTTTAAATGAAGGATTGAGAGCATGGTTAGCACCAGTTGATCAGCCTCATGAACAGTTTGTATTTCCAGAGGAAGTATTACCCCGAGGTAATGCACTTTGATATCCTGACAGAGACTCTCTTCGGAGAGTCTTTTTTATGCTATATAAAAAAGTTGCATAAACTTAGATGAAGTTTATCTTCGCGTTCTTAGCTACACTTTTTCTTGCTGCTCCAGCATGGGCAGTAGACGTTCAAATGGGATCAAACGGAAACTTGATTTTTGATCCCGCAGAGGTTACAATATCGGCAGGAGAATCAGTTCACTTTGTGAACAACATGCTTCCTCCACATAATGTCATCGTTGAAGATCATCCAGAACTCGGTCATGAGGCACTTGCCATGTTGCCTGGTGAAGAGTTTGATGTTACATTCCCTGATGCAGGCGACTACACCTATTGGTGTGGTCCTCATAAGGGTGCTGGAATGATTGGGACGGTACACGTTGAATGAAGTACACACACAATTACATGAAAATCTTTCTTGATACTGCTGATACATTATTAATTGAAAAATATTTTGATACTGGTCTGATTGATGGGGTTACCACTAACCCCACCTTGATTATGAAAGCTGGTAAGAAACCAGAAGATGTTTATCAACAAATTAAAGATATTGGTGTCAAAGATATCAGTATGGAAGTTGTTGGTAACTTTGATGAGATGTATGTCGAGGGGTATCGTCTTGCTGAAAAGTTTGGAGACGTTGCTACTATCAAACTTCCTATGACTAGAGAAGGGTTGATGGTATGTAAAGCACTTTCTAATGATAACATTCGGACTAACGTCACATTGATCTTCAGTGCCCCTCAGGCAGTCCTTGCAGCAAAGGCAGGGGCAACTTATGTCTCACCCTTTGTGGGACGGTTAGACGACCAGCAGGTAGCAGGTCTGGAGGTGGTAAGAGCCATCTCTGATCTATATCGAATCCATGGTGTCAGAACTCAAGTTCTGTCTGCATCTATTCGCAGTGTTCAACGTGCTGTTAGGTCATGGTATAATGGTGCTCAAGTTTGCACAATGCCACCTAAGGTGTTTGAACAAATGTATGACCATATCCTTACCGATAAAGGTCTTGAGATTTTCGATCAAGACTGGGCATCGGTGAAGAGTGATTAGCAGCACTACCCCTTATAAACTGGTTGAGATTATTCAAGATACTTGGCCTAACCTTTTTTACTTGAAAGACATTAAAAAACCCATGACATTTACAGTATATTCTAAAGACGGTTGCCCATATTGCACCAAAGTTCAGCAGGTATTAGAGCTTGCAGAAATTAAGCATGTGATATATAAACTTAATAGGGACTACACCCGTCAGGAGTTTTATGCTAAGTTTGGAGAAAGTGCTACCTTTCCCAGAGTTGTCAAAGACGATGAACTGATTGGTGGATGTACCGAAACTGTTAAGTATTTGCGGGAGCAAAATCTAGTCTAATGGAACAACACCTCATCGACATCTATGATCTTGTTGAACATGCTATCGATAATGCCTTTGAGGGACAGATGAATCTCAAGTTTTATGATTTCCTCAAAGAATCAAAAGTTAAAAAACATGAGATAGATTCTTTTATTGAAAGCACCACTGCGAATGAACTCAGTGAATTGACCATGGATCTTGATGAGTACATCGCAGGTGGGTCAGACAGTATCCACAAACAACTACGTGAAGGTTACGGTCACATTCCCAAACCCCAAGCAAGAAAAATTAAAAATTATTTGTATGGCATCTTAGAAGATGCATGGAAGTATAGTCATGACCGAAGACCAGGACGTAGGAAAAAGCAAACTAAATAATGCTGATACCCACATAAATCGTGGGTTTGAGTTACTAATACGCAATAGGAGGAGGAAGCCAGATCCGCCCAAAACTTTTCAGATAAAGTTCGGTAAGATGGTTTCTCTCTTTCGTAGAGAAATTGTTTTCCATCTTAACTTCTATCTGGACATCAGAAAGAAATAGTCTCTGGAGGACAAAAGATGTTAGCAGTAACGTTGACCATAGGAACATTGGTGTCTATAATGTTCTTTTTCGTAGGAGGTGTGGTAGGATGGCTAGCAAAAGAGCACATTTACCAAACCCAACCCGTTTACACTCACCCAGAGATGTTTGATGAAAACGGAAATGTATTACCAGACGAAATTTTAGCAGTACGATTTGAAAACAGTTATGACGAGTTCGACGAAGAAGACGACGAGTAAAAAAACTTTTACGGTTAAAGCTTCTGCACCTAAATTACCACCCAACCCATTTGTACATGAGATCCTTGAACTTGCTAGCAAGCAAAGATCCAAGGCAAAGAAGGTAGAAATTCTTCAAGAGTATGCTAACCCTGCTCTCAAAAGTTTGTTCATCTGGAACTTTGATAGCACTGTAATCTCTGTGGTTCCTGAGGGTGAAGTTCCTTATAAAGAGAACGATGTTCCTGTTGGAACTGATCACACATCTCTTCGTAAGGAGTACAAGCACCTCTATAACTTTGTGAAGGGTGGTAATGATGGACTCTCCTCCTTGCGTAGAGAGACTATGTTCATTCAAATGCTTGAAGGGTTGCATCCAGAAGAAGCAAAGGTCTTGTGTCTTGTGAAAGACAAGGCACTTCAAACTAAATATAAAATAACTTATGATGTAGTAAAAGACGCATATCCTGATATTAATTGGGGTGGTCGTTCATGAGTGTTGCTGTAGATCAACAGGAAAAAGAAGAAATGGCAAGTTTCGGATCAGAAATTAATGATGTAAATCCTTCTGATTACGGTTGCCAAATTCTTCTTGAGAAGACAACAATAGATGCAGCAAACGATAAATCTTTTCCCAATGATGCCAGACTTATTTGGTATATTGTCGATGGTGTAGAGTACGTTGACTTAACGAGGTGCTCCAAAACATCAAAACTTTTTGACATGTACTATGATAAGTATGGCAAGGGTGCTGTGCAAAAAATTGATTTTGGATATGGCACTGTCAATCCCAAACTATGGGGCAATAAACCAAAGAAAGAAAAGAAGAGAAAATGAAAGATGAAATTATTAGGGATCAAATTAGTGAATTGATCCGTGATGAAATTCAAACCAACATCAATGAATATATTGACTCAAAAGAAGAAACTCAGAAAGGTGGTCTGGGTTTCTTTGAGAGTGAAGATGAATTGAAAGTCAGTATTTCTCAACAAGAGATTGATAAAATCATTAAAGAATATAAAAAAATTAAAAAGAGTCAAAGATCCAACCTGTCTCATATTAAAAAGTTGGGAGGCAGTTGACATCTTTGGTAAATAGCATTATGATCGTTAGCACGTATTACCCTCATCATGTATAAACCATACTCACCTGAGTGGCACCGCAAAAGGTATCTCAAAGAGGCAATCGACAAATACTTCGATGACTATGTGGATAATGAAGTCATCCATGGAGATATCATGGACATTTTGCAAGACAGAA